GAAGTTATTACAGTACCTGTTGCATCAGGAAAAGTGATAGTACGATCAGCAGTTGGATCGGTAACAGTAAGAGTTGTCTCACTACCATCTGCCGTTGCACCCTCAAATACTATAGATGCACCATTTACCGTAACAGAAGTTGCAGTTAAAGCTCCGACTGTAGTTGTACCAGCACCTAATGTACCAGTAGTCACTAGGTTTTCATTAACGAAAGTGATATTACCAGAACTATCTGTAATAGAACCAGCTGCAATGACAAGTGTTCCTGCATTAAGAGTTGTTCCATTTACTGTAGTTGTATTTAATGTAGAATTTGCAAGTGTGGTAATAGTAGCTGTAGTTTGAGTACCACCAACATTACCAGTTATAGTCGGAGCTGTAAGAGTTACGACAGAAGAGGTAGCACTTATTCCACTACTTAAAGAAGTACCGCTACCTAAAGCTGTGTAAATTTCAACAAAATTATCATTAACTTTGTCTGCACCAATACGTAAGGAATCGCCAGTACCGTCATCTTCTGCTGAACCAATTCCGATTGCCTGATATGCCATTAAGTAACCCTTCCGTATTCGTTATGTATATTTATAACGGATTTATTATACACCTTCAAGAACATCATAAGTTTGTATAGTAGAATCAAAAGTAGTTCTTAAAGTATTATCAAATGATTCTGCTTCACTTCCCCGTGGTAAAAACGCTATAGCACTACCCAATAAACTAAAATAAGTACCAGATTCAAACTGAATACTACTATTTTCATTTGTAGATGATCCATCCGTACCATTAAGTATCATTAATCCGCCCGAAGCTTGGTCTAATATTTCTGCACTTATAAGTAAAAAATCACCATTATCTATAACTTGAGCATCTTCATGTAGAATTTGACCTCCAGCATTGTCTAAAGTACTATCGGTTCCTTCTAGAATAAGAACACTGTTTTCGTCAGCTGAAGAACCATTTGTTCCATCAATAGCAATAGCACCAACAGTTGCTGTACCGTCTAAAATAAGAATATCACCAGTGTCTCCTTCTTGAGATTGAGCAACATAGGGTGACTCATCCTGTAAAGAAACTTTACCAGTTACTCTTGTAGATATTACTGTTGGTTGGGTATATGTTGGGAATACACTATTATTTCCAAAGTTGGCTGATGGGATTTCGCCATCATTAATACCAGATTCTATCTCAATAACTTGATAATCTAATACAAGCTTTGATCCAAGAGTACTAGTTGATCCTGTCTCTAGAATAATGTCTTGTCCACTAGCATCCTTTGTTTCATTTAAAATAGCACCTGACTCATCTTCTAAACCAATAACTACACCAACATCTGTATTTGTATCGCTGGCATCTAGTGTCATGTAAACGATATCATTATTTTCCAATACAAAATTTCCAGCGTTTTGGGAAATTCTAACATCTGGTGTATCCTCTTGAATAAACTTATCATCAGCATTTAAAGAACTACTGTCAGTACCATCCAAAACAATCATATCACCTTCTGATACTGCACCCCCACCATATTCCCTTAGAATAAATCCACCCTCTATATGATGAGACTCCATAAGTATACCAATATCATTATCATCAGTATAAGTCTTATACCTGTCATTTATCTCTTCTAATATTAAAACATCTCCAGCAGAACTTTGCATAGCATCAATACCATCTAGAATAATATTACTACCATCATTTAATGCACCTATGCTATTATCAGATTCTGTACCATCAAGAACAAATTTTCCGTATTCGGAGTGTTTGTTGAATGCACCCTCCATAACCATAATATCTGGACGTAAAAACTCATTAATAGGAAACGAGACAATTTCATCTTCTGAAATTATAATACCGCCTGTTGACTTTTCTAGATAAATGTAATCTCCAGTATTAGTTGAACTCCCATCAGTTCCGTTTAGGAGTAAAGAATAGTTAGTGGTTCTAGCATAATCATCAAATGTAATAGAAGTGCCAAGCATAGTAGCAATGCTAGTCTCCATTTGAACAGGATCTCCAATATATTTTATATCATTAACATCGCCTTTTTCACCAACATCAACTCCATCAAGTATTAAATTATCTGTGTTAATAGTAGGTCCACGTTTGCGTAAACCATCTTCTAACTGGATATTAGTTATACTAGAATCTTTTCTACCAACAACTCCTCCCATAAGAGGCAAACCATAAGATGTTAAAACTTTAGGTTTCGGAGCTATAAGTTTTAATTTTAAGTGTCTTAGGAACAATCTGTCACGATCATTATCGCCAACCCCAGCAGCGGCTTCAGACACAAGTTTGCTGTTAGTGTCAGCACCAAGAATGTCTGTCCCATTCAAAATAATATTATCACCGTTTGTATTTTCTGAAATTATTTTTTGACCACCATTTGTAACTTTGCCGTCATCAATAAGATAATCTGTAATAATAGAACCAGCTTCATTTCCATCTTCATGTATAATTCTATAGTATTCCCCCGATCCATCAGTACCGTTTAGAACCAGAGAGTTGTTGTCATTATCTACAAGATTATAAACTCCTAGTGCAGAGCCACTCAATACACAATAAGAACCTTCATCATTAAGCACACCATCTGAAACACTACTGCCGTTTAGAATTATATAAGCTGCTTCACCTGTAACATCGACATTATTTAAACCATCAGCATTTGTACCTTCTAAAATTATTTGATCACCGGCATCTACCTGAGAACCATCATCAGAACCAGTGATGATAATATTATCCCCAACATCTTCTGAATCTTCAGATGCAATCGCATCAAAGCCGGGACTTTCGGATGCTGTACCATAATTTGTTCCATCAAGAGAAATATTAAATTGAGCTGCAGCTCCAGATTCTAACATCAATTTTTGGAATAAATTGCCCTCTTGATAAACCTTTGGAAGATTAAGTCTAACAGGAATTCTTAAATTAAATATAGTCTCTAGTACTGAAGACAATACTGAAGAAAATGTTGTTGCTGGTACATCAATCCGTCCTCCACCAGATGAGGTTGGCATAACAGCAGATATTAAAGAAGCAATCGTAACTTTACCAAATACAGCAAAACCACTAGGATGTACTGCACGTTTTAATTCATTAATATATTTTGAAGCAGATTGTCCAATCTTTACCTCATACGAGAAATCTTGATAGTAGTAAGAATCTTGAATTCTAACAACATCTTCTGAAATTAAACTATCTGTATTTTTATAATCACCAACTTTAGTTGTTAGAAAACCAATCTTGGATTTAAGTACAGCACTATTTGAAGAAATAACTTTTGCACTAGAACCATTTATAGTTTGAAGTGTCTGACCTGTAAGGGAAATTGCTTTAATTTCATTTAACAAGTTACCACCAATATCAGAATCATCTTCATTAGTACGATCTAATATTATATTACCAGTTAAGAAAGATTCTGGTTCATATACTAGATTTCCTCCCACATCAGAATCTTGAAGACCAGCGGAAATTCCACTTTCTGCCATAAGAAGATTACCAGAACGATCCTCAATAGAAAGTCCATCAGACTTTATTGCATCACCGGCATCAGCCCCATTTGCATCAGTCTGATTAAAAACCAATCTTATGTTTTCTTCATTAGAAGTGATTATGTGGCTGTTAAGAATTAATCTATCTCCAGCTCCAATTGGGGCTATGGGTGAGCTAAATGTGTGTTCATAAATAAAACCCTCACCATTTTCTGCTACTAATCTTGAACTAGAATCTCCACCGTGATTTATTGTTTTATTTTCAAATGTATCATAAAAACCATTAGCATCTGAACCGATTGTTATACCATCAATACTCTCTAATAAAAGAAATTCTTTTACATTTTCTGTTCTATCTGAAGCACCATCTTCTAACAGCACACCTTCAGTTTCATCTAATGATCTAGTGTTATCTATTGGGACATTTATATAATAAGCTTTATCGCCTTCTGTTTTAATTTTAAAACCATTATCTAAACCTATAGCGTTTTGAGCAACTCCGGCAAGCTTAGATTCCAGCAAGGATTGTTTACCATGAATTGATATCCAATTTCCTGTAGTACCATTCAACAATAAGGAGCCATTCTCATTCTCTAGAGCTATATCATCCCCTTCACTAGAAGGAAACCAAACTACCTGACTATTTGTTACTGTATTCCTTAGATTCTCATCATCAATTCTATCTTCATCTAACCATCCACCGTCAGTGAAATTTTGAACTTTAGTTCCATCCAATACAAATTTATCTTTACTTTGGTTTGTGTTTGACACTGTTGAGTGTGGTTCATATAAAATACCAGCCCCCTCATCATCGGGTTGCTGTATAATTTTATCTCCATCTGTTTCTTCTAGAAGTTCATCCCCAGCATCAGTCCCAGAACCATCTGTACCATCTAGAAGTATAGAACCACCAATAGCAGTACCCTCAAGTTGAAGTATCATACCATCAAAATGATATGTGTTCATTTCCAGAACATGGAGATGACGAGGTACGTTTTCGGGAATAGTAAAATCATGGACTATGAAAAGACGGGCATGATCATGAAGAAAATTAACTATATCACTATCTTCACCAGTAATATGTTGATCCTCAAGTTGCATTTTTACATTGTCTAAAGAATAATCAGATTCCTGTTCTAAAGTTATTTGCTCAGTTATAATATCTTCAGCATCCAACACTAACTGGTCCAATATACCTAAACTTGGAACAATTTCTAAACCAATAGCGTCCTCAATCCCACCGAAGCCTCTATCAATAAGGTTAATTAAAGAATTACTCTCAAGAACATTATCTCCTAGAATTCTACTAAAAGATACTTCTGTATTTTCTTCTTGTTCTATATTTTGGGAAATAATAGAATCTACTTGTTCCATTTTAACATAAACATCTTCTACTAGTGTTGTAGATAAAACATGTGTATCGTCATTGTATGCAGTTACCGTACCCTCATGAGAGGATAAGATATTCGTTGAATCAAATTCTCCTAATACATCCTTTAAAATAAGATTAATGGGAACTGTAGCTTCTGGTGCCGTTCTATAAAGAAAACCAGAATCTAAAATTTCTGTGTCTAAAATAGAACCAATATCATTTGTAGTAGAAATAAGAACAATGCCTGTACCATACTGGCTTGTTACTGTTATAGGTGGTAATGTAGAATATCCTGAACCAGAACTTACTAACTCAATTCCTGCTACTTCTCCTTCTATAGAATTTGTAGCTAGTTCCTCTATTATCTTAGAACCACCAATACGATCTGAAACTCTTATACTCTGATTAATATTACCATCAACTAACCTCGAATTGGCATCAGTAGAAGAACTATCTGTACCATTTAAAACTAAATTGTAACCATCTTCAGTGAGAAAATTAATCTCTGGGTAAGAGAAAGTTGTGTATGTCTCTAATGTAATGTAATCACCTAACCCGTCAGAATCATCTGAATCTTCAGACAACAATGCACCACCAATAACAGAAACAAAACCAACAGCTGGTACTACACCTCCACTAGCACCAAAAACTAATGCATCACCTTCTCTATAATTACTACCTCCAGCATCTATAAAAACACTAGCAACACCACCTGTAGTGATTGTGTTTATTTTTGCAATTGCCAAACCATTACCAACAGAAGAATCCAAAGTAATAGTATCACCTACATTATAAAGAATGCCAGGATCAACAACATCAATTCCCGTAACAATTTTTTGTATGGTAAATCTATGTTCTACATCAGATGTTACACCATTAGCATAAAGTGTTTCTCCCTCAACAAAGGTTCCAACCAAACTATCAACATCTACTTTGAATTCCGCAACAGAAGAAGAGCCTTGAATCAATGTGAGTGTATCAACAACAAACACAGTTGCACCAGAAGTTCTACCTGTTAATACTTGTCCTATAACTTCCGTACCAGAAGAACCTTTAGAAATTTCGCACCGAATGATAGATGGCTTATCCCAATTACCATCAGAAGTTCTTAGCATATATTTTGTAGGATAGAATATATCAGCTTCTTCTGCGAACATCAAACGTAGAAATAATTTGTGTCCTTCAGATGTACCCTTAGATGCATAAAGGTCTTTAATGTTTTTGATAAGATTGCGTTTAGATAACCCATCTGCAAGTGTGTTGGGAATAACAGACATAAACTGTCTTTGCATTTCATCCAACATTAGAGCTGTGGTATTGTCTGTATTTGCATAGTCCAATAGTTGCTGTATAGTCTGCACAGGATTAGCACGATAGGTATTTACTTTTGCTGTTGCACCAGAAGATGTACCTGTTATTGTTTCTCCAATTTCAAATTTTTGTTGTGAAGATATAAACATTCTGGGAGTATCATTAGAAAGATCATCTACTAATACTGTTGCAGTAGCAAAAGATGTTTCCCCTGTTATTATTTCTCCCTCTATAAATTTACCTGTTGTTCCTACACCCACCTCTAAGACTATCCTTGTTTCGTCTTCACCCCAAATATAATTTACAGATGTAGTTTCTTGAATGACATTATTGATAATACCATCAACAGTCAATTCTGCTGCCTCTAAGAATTGATAATACTGCTTAAGAAATTCAACAAACTGAGGATGATCATTCTGAATAAAATCAGGAACTTGCCCTTCTATCAGAGGTGATATTTTTGTTACGAAACCTGAATCAAAAGGTGCCATTTTTAATAACTCTTGTTACTAGGATAACTGGATGTGGTAGTATATGTTGAACTTGATCCTACACTTCCTACAGAAATAGAATCTATTTCTCCATTTATAGAAAGGTTAACCATATCCAATTCTAAAATTTGATTGCGAACAGGAACAATATCCTTAGAAGAAGGAATAGCCGTAATTCTAACTTTTGTCGAAGACAAACCATCAACATTAGATATAGTTGAAATTTGTATAGCATTAATTTTTATATAACCTGTAGTATAATCTATAGTACCAGCTGTATTATCTATATAAGTTTTATTTACAAGACCTTGATACCTCCTTAGATTTCCTGCTCCATCATCATCAAAAAAACTCTCCTCCGTTTCTATTCCTACAAAAAAACCAGAGGAACCTATAACACCTCCCGTCTGTTCATTATGTCCTAAGTGTGGATTATAAAATTCATTATTGTAATAAAGATTGTAACCAATACTGTCAGTTGAACCTGAAACAGGAGTAAAGAATTTAGCTAGAGTAACATTTGTTATATTACTTAAAATGGCAGTATTTGTATTATCAATTAATGATGACGCATAGGAGTTCCTAAACATTTTATTAAAACTTTTTAAATCACTATTATTAAAATTCGTGAGAGTTTTATTAATATCCGTAATTAAATCATCCTTTTCTTTAGTAGTTCTGCTGGAATCAAATTTAAAATTAACATCTAATATAATAAAGATAACTTCTGGATCAATAATTACTGGTGTAATAGAAGCAACATTAAAGTTTCGTAGTCCAGCAACCAATGTATCTTTCTGAGCGGATGTTAAATTATTACCTGTGGTGGATATTATAGAGATATAAACTCTACCGTATGAGGCAGTACTAGTAACACCCAAGCTTGGATCATAAGAACCAACATCACCACCAAAAACCATAACTGCTTGTGTTTGGGGGAATAGTTTTTTTGCATATAATTTATAATCTTCTGCTGTAACACATCTTCCTTGAGATGCAAAATCTAGAGGCGCATTAATCTTAATGGATGACAAATTCTCTGGACCAGAACCACCCACAGCTCTATTAACTGTAGACACAGACACACTAGTAATCGTATCAATTGATCCTGCGCTTGCAAAAATAGATGCTCCATTAGCTTCTGATTTATTTGTTACCACATATTTAAGAAAAACAATATTACCATCTGATAAACTTTTACTTACAATACCATCTCCAAAATATACTTCGAATTTTCCAGCTTCTACTTCTTGAATATAATAAACATTACTATTAGAAGTTAATTGAGATATATCTGTTGCTTTTGTGTATGTGGTGCTTGCCGTATCATTTGCAGAGTTTTGTACTTCCACTGTTAATGTTGTCGTATCTGCTGTATCTTCAGGTAAAATAAATCTTTGATCTACACTAGAATAATCAACAATATACCTAGTAGTAATAAATGTCCCTTCATAAATTTTTATATTATTAAAAGGTATGGACGGACCGTTACTAGATCTTGTTATATCCGACATAGTAACAAACTGATAATCTATATTATTGACTTTAGTGGTAAACACAGTTCCTGCTGGCATTAATGCAGAAGTTTTTGACGCATCATTTAAAACTACATTAACTTCAGCATAAGGCGCTCTACAGGAATCTACTTCATACCCTAATGTTTTTGCGTGAGATACAATACTTGATCGTAGAGTTGAAGTGTCCAAGAACATTTCATTTGCAACCATGTTTAAGTTAAAACCAAGATAGTGAGTATTATAAGCTAGAACATCTAATAAAGAACTCATACCCGAACCTTCAAAATCATAATCCTTAAAAGTTGTCTGTGCTTTAAGGAATGTTTTGAGATTTAATTTTATATCATCAAAATCAAATTCTGATACGTCTAGTCTTCTATTTGTTTCATTTGCCATTATCGTATTCTCTCTAACGCTAGTGTTAACTCAACCAGTTCTGTTGGAGCATTAACAACGTAAAATTCTACAGTTACTTCATAAGAATTATTATCTAAATTTGGATTTGCAGATACCCCCACTAATCTAGCTCTAGGTTCAAAATTTTCTATAACATCCTCTACTTGGCGTGCTATAATCACTGCTGTTGTTGGAGTCATCAACTCAAATAACATTCCACGTACCCCAGAATATATTTCTGGGTGAAATGGTTTTTCATATTGATTTGTTAATACAAGGTTACGTATTGATCGTTTGATAGCTTGAACATCATAGATAATATGAACATCATTGTCGGAATTATTAACACCAAAGAATAAATCTAAGTCTGAGTATAATTGAGTACTACGATCAGATTTATTTTGACCTTGAGCATCATTATAAGCATCACTATTTCTTAAACCTTCTGTAATAGCCATACTTTAGAACTCCCTTTATATTATTTATACAGATATTATGAACACAAAATCAAATTATGCTGATCTTGTTTCTGCATTAGCCTGTTTATATTGTTGTTCGATCCTTTTTGCTTTAGCCTCAAACTTTAAAACAAGAGGTTCTAATTTTGTTTTTAGTGCTGCAGCTTTTTTTTCTAACGATTCTCTCGCTACTGCATCACCAAATATAGCTTTTGCAATATCTTGAGTCTTATCAGCAGAAAACACAGAAGCTAATTCTGCTATGGCATCTTTATCGGGTTGCAGGGATGCTTGTGCTACCTCAAGTGCCTTAACAGCACCAGAAGGTAACTCAAAGTTGGGTATTTTAGAAGCCAAAGCAGAAGATGGAGATACTACAGATAATCCAGCTGCAAGAGAAGAAGCCGCTGATGAAATTGCTGATGCAGAATCAGATACAATAGTATCTAAAGAATATCCGCTTGATGCTAAAGCATCACCAAAAGAAGTTCCGATAGACGCAAGTTTACTAGCATAACCATCTGTTCCTGGCACTAAACTAGAAAGAGCAGTCATCTCTGCTTGTAAATTTAGAGAGGGTAGTTCCGGCAATTCAGGTATCATTGCCATTATCTTTGACTTCAAGTCTTCAAGATCAGTTTCCAACTGAGCCTTTAACTCAGAAGCTGTAGACTCCAATTTTGATAAAACATTAGTATCTTTCTCAGCTACCTTTGCTGCAATTTTATTATATAAGTCAGATGCGCCTGGTATATTAGGTGTTGCAAAATTTACCACATTAATCTCCTACATAAACATTCGGTGAACTCGTTGATATTTATTTTTTTATCCTCCTGCAAATACATTATCACTACCAGTTGCAACTGAAGTGCAACCAGCAATACTATCGCCAATTCTTCCACACCCTTTACCATTTATAAATACAGTAGTTGATCCTGTAGCTATAGGAGCAACATGAGGTG